TGTCGCCGACCCGCGGCTCCGCGAGCCCCTCGAGGAGCTCGGCGAGCTCCGCCTCGGTGATCACCCGCCCGCCCAACCGGGCGCGCCCGCGTTGAGCCGCGTCACCCGCCGGAGCGCGCGGGCGACCGCCGCCTCGGTCGCGAGGGAGTCACCGGTGGCGGTGATGTTGAACACGATCGAGCTACCGCCGCCGGAGCTCGTCGCGGTCGGGCTCGCGCCGCGCCCCTGCGGTCCGGCGGCGACCGCCGAGCTCGACAGCCCGCCGACGATCCCGCCGACGAGGTTCCCGAGGTCCTTGAGCGGTCCGATCTTGCTGAGGAGGTCGCCGAGCTTCCCGATCGCCTTGCCGATCCAATCGAGGAGCTTGACGATCCACCCGATCACGACCTCGAGCGCCTTCCCGACGAGGGTCAACGCGAGCGCGACGAGCTTCAACGGCGGGATCAGGAACGGGAGCACCGCCGACACGAGCTGTCCGAGGAGCTTGATCAGCTGGATCACGATCGGGAGGAGCGCGTCCATGATGGGCAGGAACGCGGTCCCGATCGTCTCGCCGAGCTCGCCGAACGCGTCCTTCCCCTTCGCCGCCATCCCCTCCGAGCTGTTCGCGAACCGGTCCGCCTGCCCCGCCGCCGCCGCCGACGCCGCCGCGAGCGTGTCGGTCGCGGTCGCGCCTTTCTCGAGTCCGGGGATGAGCTTCGTCAACGGCCCCGCCTGCCCCGCTTGAGCCTTCGCGACGGCGTCGCTCGCGGTCGCGAGGTCGACGTTCGCGAACCGGGCGATGTCCTGAGCTTGAGCGAGGAGCGTCGAGGCGGTCGTGACGTCGCCCGTCGCCGTCACGAGCGACTGCAACCCCGCCCGAACGTCCGAGTCGCTAAAGGCGCGGTCCTGCCCCTTGCTGATCGCCTCGTCGACGACCGCGTTGTAGTCGCCGGTCGCCGCGCCCGCCGCGATGATCGCCTGCTCGAGCTTCTGTTGCTCGTCGCGGTCCGCCGCCGCCGCCTGCGTCATGCCCACGATGGCGACCGTGATCCCCGCCGCCGCCGCCGCCATCGGGAGCATGCTCGCCGCCGTCGCGCCGACGTCGCCGCCGAACCCGAGCACGCCGCCGCTCGCCTTGCCGAGCGTCTTGTCGAGGTCGCTCGCGTCGCCCTTGATCGGGACCGTCAGCCCGAGCGGCATTCCCCTAGCCCGCCCGTCGCCCGCGGCGAGGAGCTCGCGCCGCCTTCGCGCGCTCGTCGCCGATCCGGCGGTACTCGTCGAGCTGCGCGAGCGAGAGGTCGCCCGCGACCCCTGGCGGGAGCCCGGTCACGATCGCGGCGTCGACCGAGGCGATCGCCTCCGCCTCGGCGAGCTCGTCGCGCGCCTCGAGGTCGAGGATCACCCGCCAGGACTGCGCCTCGTCCCACGTGACCGCGGGCTCGGTCCGCCGGACGTACTGCCAGGCGAACGCATAGAGGAGCTCGGCGGCGAGCTCGACCTCGGCGGGCTCGGCGTCGCGCCGTCCGAGGGTCAGGACGAGCCGTTGCGCGTCGGCTTGACGGACGCCCGCGGTCGCGAGCGCCCGAGCGGACTCGAGCACCGTCAAGCCGCGGACGTGCGCGATCGTGAGCACGACCTCGCGCGGCTCGGTCACGGGTCGACCTTGAACCCGATCGTCCGAGCGTCGTCGGTGATCGCCTTCGCGTAGCCCTCGTTGATCGTCGAGGTGTTCGAGCTCAGCGTGTCGCGGACCATCGCGTGCGGCTCGATCCCGCGCGACGCCGAGCCGAACTCGATCGGTCCCGCGTACACGAGCCCGGACTCGATCGAGCCCGCGTCCTTCGACGCCTCGAGCCGCCAGGACGACGCGAGCTCGCCCGACAGGATCGGCGTCCGGGCGGCGACCTCGGCGATCAGCGGACCGAGCACGCGACGGTGCGTCTCGGTCAAGTCGCCGAGGTGACTCCGGAGCTTCTCGAACCCGGCGGCGACCTCGTCGCGCCCCTCGACCGGGAACCCGGTCGTCGGGCTCACGCGGCGGGGGCCTCCGCCGCCGCTGCCTCGTCGACCGCGACGACCTGGCCCTCGTCGTCGAGCGCGAGGGTCGGGAACGCCGCGACCGCCAGGCTCGGCTTGGACGTGAACGGGAGCTCGACCTCGAGCTCGGCGTAGGTGTCCGCCTCGCCGCCGTAGGTCGGTCCTGTCAGCGTGACAACGCCCGCCATGCCAGGCGCGGCGGCGGTCGGCGGGATCGCCGCGGATCCGTGCGCTTGGTACTGCACCTCGGCGGTCGCGCCGTCGTTGTCCCACAGGAACCGGGCGAGCCCGGTCGAGCTCCAGTCCTGCGCCGCGACGATGTGGAGCGCGTAGGTCGACTTGCCGCGGTTGCTGAACGAGCCGGTCGGGCACAAGGTCTTGTACGAGACGTCGTCGCCCGGTGTCACGACGACCTCGGCGGTGTGCGCGTCGCAGTTGAACTGGACGCGGCTCGGACCGGCGGGCAGGAGCTTGAACGTCAAGCTCACGTCTCGCATGAACAGCGGGGTCGTCATGGCGTCGGATCCTCCTCGGTCAGTGCTTGGATGGTCGCGGCGGTCGCGGCGTAGGTGATCCCCGACTCGGACGCGTTGAACGGTCGCTCCCACGTCGGGAGCTGCACGCCAGGTAGCGCGAGGAGCGCCCGGTCGACCGTGTCGACGAGGTCGGCGAGGAGCTCGATCACGCCCTCGGAGTCAGCCCGTCCGGCGACCGCCGTCAAGCGCCACCGTCCGGTCCGTCGACGACCGAGCGAGAGGTCGACCGCCGCCCACGGATCGCCCGCCTCGACGAGCACGCACGGCGCGCTGAACTTGCCGGTCGTCGCCGTGTTGACGCCGCCCGCCTCGAGCGCGGCGAGGATCGCCGCCCGGGAGGAGAGGAGCCGACTCACGCGATCCCGACCGTCGCGTAGCGCGCCAGGATCGGCCGTTGCGCCTCGATGTAGTCGCGGGCGACCCGGATCGCCGCGCCCTGAAGGTCGACGTAGCCCGTGATCCCGAACACGGCCTCGCGTCGCTTGTACGCCTCGATCCCGGCCATCGAGGCGAGCCAGACGACCTCCGGCGGGAGCGGCGGCGGCGGCTCGATCAGCGGATTCACCCACGTCGAGCCCTCGAGGACGTGATCGATCGCCGCGTTCACGGCTCCCGCGCACAGCTCGGCGAACTCCTCGTCGTCCGGCGACGGCGACGCGGGCGCGCCCGAGCGCGTCAGGATCACCGCCGCCGTCACCCATTCCGTCACCGGGCTACGTCAGGGTCGACTTCACGATCCCCTTCGGGACCGTCGTCGCGCCCGTCCCCATCCCCCACACGGCGACGTTCTGACCGAGCTTCGAGACGTCTTCCGCGCTGATCGGGAACGGTCCGTCCTCGTACCAGCCCGCCGACTCGCCGTTGAGGACGAGGTGCGTGTTGCCAGTCAGGAACGGAGCCCGGACGATCGGGAGCCCGGAGACGTTGACGGCGAGCGTCGACGCCTGCGCGGTCCCGGCGACGTTGGCGGTCCCGTAGGCGGACGGCCACAGTCCGACGAGCCCGCCGAGCCGCGCGAACTCGGTCGGCGACACGAGGTCGACGGTCGCCGGAGCTCCGGTCACGTCGGCGACGATCGCCGACGCCGCGAACAGGAACGCGCGCACCTGGTCGGCGGTCGCGGTCGCGGTCAGGACGAGCGAGCTCCCGGCGACGGCGAGGAGTTGCGCCTCGAACGCCGCCTCGGTCGCGCGCATGTAGGCGATCGTGAGGATCCGGACGTACGCCTCGCGGTAGCTCGGGCGCGATCGCCGGATGAGCTGGTACGAGACGTCCGAGCCGCCCGCGTAGGTGTCGATCGGCTGACTCGCCTTGAGAATCTTTACCTTGACCGACGCAATCTGCGTCTTCTCTGTCACCTGCTTCGCGACGATCGTGTCGAGGTTCAGCGCGGGGTCGAGGTACGGCCAGTCGAGCTCCATCCCGTCCGAGCCGAGCGAGCGCGCGCCACCGAGTGCTTGCACCGCCGGTCGGGCGAACCCGAGGATCCCGGCGATCTGGTTCACCCACTGCGGCGGGACGACGCCCGGGTTGTCGGTCGTGAGCTGGTCGGCGAGCGCGCGGGCGAGGAGTGCGTCCTCGTACGCGGCGTCGAGGTACGCGCTGAACGTCGCGAACCGGGCGAGCGGTCCGCCGACCCCACCGCCGGAGCTGCGCGCCTCGATCCGGGTCAGCCGGTCGAGCATGTCGGTCCGGAGGTCCTCGAGCGCGTCGGAGCGCGCCAGGAGCCCGACGCCCGTCCCGGGCGGGGTCGGCGTCGGCGTCGGCGGCTCGGGCTCGGGCTCGGGATCCGGGGTCGGGTTCGGTGTCTCGTTCACGGTGGCACTCCTCACAGCTAGCACGGCCGCGCTCTGGTACGCGCCCGACTCGACCAGTCCGACCCGCGCCAACCTGGCGCGATGTCGCTCGACGACGCCGTCGCGCGCGTAGCGAGTCCCGCCGTCGACGGGCTCGAACACGACCGAGACGTTCCGGTATACGCCGTCACGGGCGAGCTCGAGGAGCTCGTCGCCGTCCCGCGTGCGGCTCACGCGGAACGAGGCATACGGCCCGTCCTCGCGGTCCTCGAGACTCGTCCCGCGACCAGTGAGGCGGACGCCAGGTTGCGCGCCGTGCGGTCCGATCGCCTCGATCGTCACGGACGCGGGATCGGTCCCACGGAACGCGCCGCGGACGAACCGCTCGCGCCCCTGCGGCGTCTCGGCGACCTCGCCCCATCGCAACAGGCGGACGTCGATGATCCGCTCGGACTCGGACCGGACCTCGAGCTCGCCGCCGAGCTCGCGGGTCAGTAGCTCCGTCACACCGGCACCTCCTCGGGCGCGCGGAGCGTCGGAGCGAGCTCCGGCGGGATCCGCGGGGTCGACTCGAGCGGGAGCCCGTGCTCTCGCCGGACCTCCTCGAGCGTGTAGATCCCGGCGGCGATCGCCTGCGCCTCGACCGTGATCCGTTGAGCTTCGGCCAGGCGGAACAGCTCGCCGAGGTCGAACCGGACCGCCTGCGTCTGCGGGACGAGGTCGGACATCGCCGCCTCGATCGGCGAGAGGTACTCGGGCTGAACCGTCACCCGGACGAACGTGTCGAGCATCCCGGCGACGTTCTGGTACGTGAGCGAGCTCCCGCCGAGCTCGGCGAGGAGGAGCTCCGCCGGGACGACCCCGAACATGCGCGCGACCTCGAGCACGCCCGCCCGCCGCGTCTCGAGGAGCTGCGAGGACTCCGGGTTGCCGCCCGTCTCGTGGATGTCCCACCCCTGAGAGAGCACCCCGGGCGAGTGGTCGCGATGGTTCTCGACCCATCTCGCCTTGGCGTCGCTCGCTTCCTTCGCGTTCATCGGTCCGGCGAACTTGAGGGTCACGGACGGGACCGCGCCGTTCTCGAACCAGTCCGCCGCGTAGAACTCGGCCGACAGGATCCGCTCGAGCGCGTCGGCGTTCGTGTCGAACTTGGACGGGACGAGGAGCTCGCCCGGTCGCCGACCCGGGAGCTCGACGTGCACGAGGTCGCGACCGGGGACGAGGTCGACGCCGCGGACGTTGTCGCGGTAGCGGCGGAACAGCCTCGACTCGTCCCACGACACCGACACGCGATCGAACGGGAGTGCGACGGCGGTGTCCGGGAACCCGGCCGCGTTGCGACCCGTCTCCGGGAGCCACACGAACGCGTTCGAGTGGTCGAACAGCTCGCCCGCGAGCGAGCCGAGGAACGCGTCCCGCGTCGCGCCCGGTTGCGGTCGGGTCACGATCCGCGGTTGCTCCGGGAGCGGCATCCCGTCGCGCCAGGACACGAGCTCGAGCTCGGCGACGAGCGACACGACGAGCGAGCGCGCGCGGGACACCGCCGGGAGCGACTGGTAGTCGGCGAGCCCGACCGCTCGCGAGTCGACGGCGTAGGCGATCTGTCCGCCGAGGTCGGACTCGGAGGGTCGCGGGAGCCAGGCACGACGCCAGGCTGAGCGGAATCCCTCGAGCACGGCGGCACCATAGCCCGGTTTGTCACAGTGTCAATGCATCCGTGCACGGATTCAGTACACGGTCGGGTCGAGCCGCGGAGCCGTCGACCAGCCGAACCGGGCGAGCGTCGCGGCGATCAGCGGGGACGGGTCGACGCCGCCGGTCGGGCGCGCCCACGACCACGCGTCGCCCTGGCTCCGCCGCCGAGCCGCGACGATCGCGTCGTCGAGCGCGGGCTGTCCGCGGTGCGCGATCCGCCCGATCGCGACGTCGTCGTACAGCGCGCCGCACGCCGCGGCGTACTGGCGGGCGGTCACGAGCACGAGCGGCGGGACGCGCGGAAGCCGCGTGAGGTCGGTCACAAGCGAGCCCGCCGGACCGGACGGGTCGACGACCAGCGCGACCGGAGTGTGTCGCTCGAGGAGCTCGCCGACCCGGGCGACGAGCCAGTCCGTCCCGGAGCGGCGGTCGACGAGCTCGAGGTGAACGCGCCCGTCCGACCGACCCGCGGCGGCGGCGATCGAGGCGTGACTCCGGTCCGGCGACACGTCGAGCCCGAACGCGGGAGCCTGCACGGATCCCGAGCCCGGGTCGAGGCAGGCGACCCACTGCGCCAGGCTGAACACCGGAGCTCCGCCCGGCGACCAGCGGTTCAGGTACGCCCGCGCGAACTCGCCCGCGTCCATCGCGGCATGATCGGCTCGGACCGTCTCGAGCTCGATCAGCGACCCGAGCGCGGGCATCGCGCCCTGCCACGTCGCGGGATCGTCCGGGTCGGCGTCGTCGGGAGCCGACCACTCGAAGTAGGCGACCCCGGTCCGCTCGCCCGCCTCGACCCGAGCTCGCCCGTCCTCGACCCGCTCGCGGAGGAACACCGACTCGTCGGTCCCGGCGGTCGACACGACCCAGAGCTGCGCGGCGGGTCGGGTCAGCATCGCCGGTCGGAACGCTTGCGCCAGGCGGTCGTCGACCTGAGCGAACGCCTCGTCGATCACGCCGAGGTCGAGCGTGAACCCATGACCCGACGTCTCGCCCGACGCGGTGATCCCCCAGCTCGAACCGGTGCGCCAACGCACCGCCTCGGAGCCGTTCGAGCGGCGGGTCGTGTAGAGGCGGCGGAGCGGCGAGCGGTCGAGGAGCTCGACGTGCTCGGACCACTTCTCGCGGGCGTGGTTGCGGTCCTGCGCGGTGTACAGGATCCGTTGAGCTCGCGGATCGACGCCGCCGAGCGCGCGGTGCACGATCACCGGGAGGATCAGTCCGCCGGTCTTGCCCTGCTGGCGCGGGACCGTCACGCGGACCTCGCGGTACACCGGGCGACCGCTCCGGTCGAGCTCGAACGCGGTGTCGAGCACGAGCTGTTGCCAGGCGAGCGGCGGAGCCCCGAGGATCGCCCCGACCCGACCGACCGCCTCGCCGAGCGTCGGTCGGTCAGGACTCCGCGGCGTCGCGAACCGGGGCGGAGCGGAGCGAGGCGAGGAACGCGTCGAGCTCATCGGACTCCGGAGCCGGTCGACCGGCGAGGAGCCGGATCGCCTCGAGGTGAACCCTCGCGACCGTTCCGGCGACGTACGGGTTCGGGGCGTGATCGAGCGCGCGGGCGGTCGACCGAGCGGCGGCGATCAGCGCGGCGTCGATCGCCTCGAGCCGCTCGAGGTCGCGGAGCGCCCGGATCGTCCGCTCGACCGCCGCCGCGTTCCGGTGCGGAGCTCGCGACGCGAACAGGAGCTCGAGTTGCGTCGGCTCACGGCTCACGCGGGCGAGCTCGGACCGGATCCGACCGGATCGCCCGTTAGAACATCCGTTCTGTTCGGCTTCGGGCCCGTTCCCTGCTCTGCGGGGAGAGATTGCCGCGAC